GAATCATTTATCTCCGAAGGATATTCATAATTCATTTTTAATATCATTTCGCAAAACTTTATAATCTTTTGTGCATCTTCTTTAGTATTAACTTGTATTTCATGAGTTGCTTCGTTGCCGTATTTTCGAATTTGATCAACCCAATCATGACTTTTAACACTTACAAAATGATTCTGATTTAAATAATTTACATATTCAACAAATTTAAGATTATCTTTAGCCCCTAAATCTACAGCAACATGCATTAATAACTTTCTGCACAATAGAACTACTCCAGTAAAAGCATTTGCACCGTAACAACTTCTAGCTTCTTCATAAACATCGTTTACATCTTTAGGAACTCCACTAACTGCTACCCCATATCTATTTCCTGGTACTTGAATATCATCATAAATAAAAGTAGGCATATAACAATTAGTACATATATACACACCAATACTTTCTGTCGGATTTACTCTACCTTGATCTACAAGAGGCATTCCTTTATCACTAGAAACATACGCTCCACAGTAACCGCATGTAAAATTTTTGCTAATCATATTGTTTTTATTCCATCTTATATAACCATCAATAATATTATTTGTAAAAACATTCATTTTATTTAGCCTCCATTCGTTTCAAAAATAATTATAAAAAAGTCAAGCCTAATTAAAAGACTTGACTTTTTGAAACGAATGGAATTATTTAGTCCTAAAAAGGACTACAGCAACTGATGGAATCGAACCACCTTCTCAAGCACATTGTTTAACTGTACACGCTTTGTTCTCCCATTGAACTAAGTTGCTATAAAGATTAGCCTTAGTGGCTTAAAACTAAGCATTTCAAAACTAAAGCTAATCATAATTATGCTCTTAAAGGACATTCTTAAAGAATGCATGTATGCGCAGCTAACACAGAGCAATAGCCTAAATGTTAAATACATAAATATAGAGAGGAATTCTATTAATGCGGTGAATTAATTTTCATTAACTCACAATATATATTTAACCATACCTAAAGACTATTGAAGTACCATAATTATACCTTCAAAGTACCCTTACTTATATTTATGAAGATCAACAATAGGTTCACAGTTATTAAACCTTTGCCAGTAATCGAAGCTATCTGCAACCACAATTGGAACTTCTTTATAGCCCAATTTCTTAGCAGCCTTGTACCGTGTATGACCAGCTATGATTACCCCCCATTATCGACAACTATGGGCTGTTGCCAGCCAAATTCCTTAATAGAATTAGCTACAGCGTCAACTGCATCATCATTATTTCTAGGGTTGTTCTCATAAGGTTTAATCTTATTAATTGAAACTGTCTCAACTTTCATACTTAACTCCTATTCCTTGAAATAAACACTATAAAACAAAAAACGAGCTAATCTATAGGACTAGCTGGGCTCGAACCAACAATACACAGGATCAAAACCTGATGCCTTACCAATTTGGCTATAGTCCTAGAATGCTCTGTTAGGTACAGAGCTAAACCAGATGCAATTCTGTAAATTAAAATCAGACAAACAAAATATATTCGTGATCTAAATAATATTATTTTTACGCCTGCTTTCCGACAGGCAATGGGCAGGCGAGGAATTGAACCCCGCTACATAGTTGTGAAAGAAAATTTCTCTTTTCTTTCTAAATTCCAAATTGTGCCACTCTACCCACGGCAGTTGCTGCTGCGGGCCAGCCAACAACGCCCCAGCTCTTCCCACGCTCTCCTCGAAACCGTTGAGGGTCATGGCATAGGCGTCATTTACCTAGGCAACTATTATATACAATAGCCAATAATGGACTACCGCCTAGGCTATCAAGCAATCAGGATTCGAACCTGAGTGCCTGAGTCAAATAAATAAGAAAAAGTAAAAAATAAAAGAATTGTAAGCTAAAAACTAAAAATAAAAGTCATTTAGAGGAATGTTTATCGCCTGAGTTTAGTCAGGCTATAACCGCCAGTCGAATTGAACGACTGCTAACGTCTACCAAGAACGGTTACTTTTAATCTGTTACTTACCGAACAAATTAAGATCTTGTATTAATTTCGAAAGGAGATATTCTTTCAAACGTACCGCACGTATCAAGGTGAAGTCGAAAGATCGTAACCACCACGTCTAATCTTTCGACAATAACAATTTATCATGAAATGAACGCAAGCAGCGCGCAAGGTTTACGCAAGCTTTACGCACGACTAATTTTTCCGGATCTTAATTTTATCCGGCCATACTGTTTTGACCTTTTGACTGAAAACTCTTAAGTCGGGTAAATCATTAACACCAAAGTATTTTTTCCAGTAAAGCCATCTATCAGCGAACTCACACTGAGCATTAATCTTCTTAGTATCAATTGACCTAGTCGACAAATTAACTGTAGCTGCTACATCAACGATACGTAACTGGTCAATGTAAGTTCCAATTAAGATACGTCTGTAAGGCTTTAATGATGTATCAGTGCAATTATCCATCGTCCGATAAATCGCTGCACAGACCTTCCTAGCAGGATCAGCAATATCAATATCGTCTTGTGCTTCGTCAATAAAGTTCTTTTCAACGCCATTTTTGTTTGTCGATCCAGGTGCAAAAGATAATTGAGGGCTTGTAAGCTGATTACGATGTAAGCCAGCTAAATTAAGATAGCTCTGAAAATTAATAGTCAGGAACTTATCCACCCTTTTAGCTGTAGCCCTTAAATTTGGCTGTAATCCTAAGTCAATCTGATACACACTTACACTCCCTCTCGTCTTCTAGTTGTTTAATTACTTGCTTTATTCGCTGCGAACATATCAGTAAATATTCGATCCGTGATCTCATAAGGATCTTCATCTTCGGGACAATGATGCTTAGCATACTTTAAGATGTTCAAGTACATCATGACTGCTGTTTCATTGCCTACTTCTAAATCGTTCCTAGTTTCGTCCATCATTCGACCTCACTTTAATTTCATGCTCAATCAAAGGCAGCAGCTCCTCAGCTTTATCTTCGTCAATCATTTCTTCGATTGTTGGCTCTATAATATTTTCAAAATTCTTGATGTTTGATTTAAGCATTGATCTAAAATTCTTAAGTTGTTCTGTCTTAAAATCCTTATACGTATAAGGATTTACTTCATGCCCGTATAGTTGCATTGCTAGAACTCCTTGTCAGGTTCTGATAATGCTCTCTTCAACTCTTCATCAGTTATTTTTGTTTCTTCAGCTACTCTTAAGTCCCAGACACCATCGCCCATGTATGTCAAAATGTCATCATAACTGAAAGAACACATATAGCCGTATTTAGTATGAACTCCCCACACACAGTTAACTGTAAACTTTCTTGGATCAAATTTAAACAGACCGTTATCTTCTAAGAAACTTCTAGTATATGTGTCTTCAAAATCTTCTCTCGTTCCTCTAGCCCCAATCTTTAACTCAATTGCCATAGTTATCTCTCCATTTCTTGTAATACTCTTCAACTTCTTTGTCATAATCTACTGGCTTAAGTGAACCGTCTTCTTGTACGTGATACCACTTGCCTTTTTGATACTTCAAATTATTGCTCATAGACAAAACACCACAAATCCGACAGCACCTAAGCAAATTAGCATCCCTGCTATACTGATTAATTCTGCACTATGCTTCATACTTTCTCAGCTCCCGAACCATAGATTGAGTAGTCACTCTTTCATCACTTTTCAACCAATTTGCGCTCCAGTCTAAAGTGTCAAGTTCAAAACTCAAAGAACAGTTATGCTGTTCAGCAATCTTTTTTGCTAACTTCAAAGCCAATCTCTTATCGTTAGCGATGCTTGCATCTACAAATTTACTTACCAGACTCAAATCAATTTTTTGCATCTAATCACCCATATCTCTCTTAATCCTCACGTCAACTCTTGCACGCTCGGCATACCTCTTTTTGACTAACAAGGTTGTTACTTGCTTGTCGTCATGATAAACACCTCTCATAACTTCAACCATTTTGTGAAGTCGTTTATCACGCCTCATCTTTGGGTTCATGCCGTCCATGATGATTTTGCCCACGTTATCAGCATCAGGCTTCTTAGTTGGCAGTTCTTGGTTAGCTAAACATAAAGCCTTACGTTTCTTGCTTAAACTCTTCGGTACTTCAAAATATGCCATGATCTTAACGTCTAAAGGTTCATCTTTATCAAATATTCCTTTGAAACTATTAATCGCTGTATACCTGACTAAATCCTCATATCGTGCAGTCTTAGCTGGCGTGTAAGTTACCGTCCTAGTAACTCTCGGTCTTGCCTTACCAATCGGCGGTCCTTCAATCGTAAAGTTAACTCTCATAAACTCCCCATGTACAAAATCAATATCCCTAGCAGAACTAAGAATGCTGCTACAAAAATCCAATCAGGCATAGTTAAATACCTACTTCTTCATATGTGATTAGAGCGCTGAATATATAATTATCATTATTCGAATCAGATAAAACACTGAATTTTATATCAACAATATGTTTATGTTGAATAAATTCATTAATTTCATCATCAAACCAATCTTCCTGCCAATTTACAATTGTTTTAACTTTCATTATTTATTTTCCGTGATTAATCCAGCTTCTTTGAGTAACTTATCTCTCCATTTTGTGTCTTTATTACAAAATGCTGTATCTTCATAATCTACTTCGTAACGATTTTTAGCCAAGTCATACGCAACTAATAATACTTCTTTAAAACCACACTTATCGCAAATAAATGGTACTTCAATATTATAATTTTCAAGATATTCTAAACTTTTTGATGTAGCCACATCATTTACACTATCTCCAATATAATTTTCAGTTTTACATTTAGGACATTTCCAATCTTCACCATTTAAAAACATTATTTTTTCTCCTCAGTTAAAATTTCATAGCTCCAACCAAAGTGTTCCAAAGCTACCTCTTTCACTTCTCGTTCAATCTCTTCCTCGGTGTAATCATCTGGCAATTCAATATCTTCGTAATTTTGTTCGCCTAATGCGTAGCAAAATCTGGATATTCCCAATAAACTCTAACTTTCATAGTTTCCTCCCGCACATTGGGCAGTAGTTGATAAAAATTTTATCTCCCTTGATTCCATATTCATCGTTTATAATAAAAGTCATTATTTTACAGGGCTCATCAATTTCTACTGCTAAATTGATATATTTAGTAGATAAATCGCTATTAAGTATAGGTTGCTGATGTCTATTAAAATGGCAATACGGGCATTGTTGCTGTTTTTTAGTCATTCCTTAACCTCCGTCCACACATGGGGCAATAATTAATTGGATTTGAAAATCGCTCTTGAATACCATTAATAGGATCTGCTGTATCATTAACGACAATATATAGCCAATACCTGTTATGACAATGAGTTGTTATGGTTAGTTCTTCTTCCGCAAAACCTAAATTGATAATAAAAGACTTGCCATAATCGCCCTTAAAAGTACAATACTCACACTTTTCTTTTGTTGCTAGCATTAATTATTCTCCAATTTATTTAAGTATTCTGAATTTGCTCCGCAATAAGGACAACTAACTGTTCCTCTATCCAAATATTCAGCAAGATTGCAGATATTTAGTATCATCAAGCAACTACAATTTTCACATTTAAATATATCCATCATTCAATCACCAGCTTTGCGTTTACTTTGTGATAATTTGGGTATTCTTTTTGCAAGTTAGAAATAGTATCATGTCCACCAAGTTCATAAATACTAAATGGTCCAAATCCCATCATGTCTCCCTTAAAATCAATGATTGTGTAGTTATTATAATTATCTTTGATAATCATTCCTATATCTCCATCATTACTCTTTAACACATCACCCAATTGCCATTGCTCTTTTTGTTTATTTTTTGTCTTATCTACAATTTCCATATTTAATCCTCCACAACCAGATGCGCTTTTACTTTTTCAACGTAGTCCCATGTTTCCTTAAATGATGCAATCATTCTGTTAATTTCTTTGTATTGAATATTTACTTGATCGCTAAAATATCCATCTCCTGAGAGTAAGCCCGGAACTCCATTTAACGATGCAACTGAATATCTACCTGAAATAGGTTCTTGTACGATCATTCCAAAGTCTTTAATGTTTTGATCTTAACTTTCAAAACAAATCACATCTCCAACTTGCCAATCATTAGCTTGCTTATTTCCTCGCTTATCTATAACTTCCATTTGCTTAACCTCCAACTACTTCTCTAACCACACCATGAAGCACCTTAGCAACCTCATTGGCTTCTTTCTTGTCTATGAAAATTGACTGAACAAATCCAGCTGATCGTCCTGTAGTGTCTAATATTTCAACCATGTACATATCAGGAACTGAGTACCAGCGGTACTTTTTAGCGTCTTCGATAATCTTTTTTAAATCGTGATTTTCTTCAAGCATTAAGCAATGTCCTCTCTTTCAATCAACGGTAGGACATCGTTTTCTTTCAAAATGTCATAAATTAAGCGCCTACCCTTTTGAGTCCAAGCAGTAAGTGGCTTAGCATGATCCTTACCGTGCTTGTCGGTGTATGTGCGAAGTTTCGTTGTTGTGTATTTCTTGCCCATGTATGCCTTATATAAGATCCATTGACCGTTGACTTTATGCTGGATTCCTAGCTGGTGTAGCAATTTGTTGAACTTAATCGCACTGTAACCATAATCCATAGCAATTTGAGTAGTAACCATTGCATCAGTAGTTCCAAGAATGACATCTAAATAACTAGCTTTCTTGTTACTCTCCTCTAGTTGTCTACTTAGGCTCTTGTTTTCCAACTTAAGTTGCAAGTTTTCGCTGTGCAGAATATCCATAGCACGTTGAACAACATTCTGTGGATCATTCCACTTCTTTTCGATTTTGATTAAATATTCCCGGTATTCTTTACCCTTTTTGGTTCTGCTTAAAAGACAAAGTTGCTTAGCCATATCAATCGTGAGAGCATAATCTTGAAGCTCTCTAGCTTGCACACCACCGTTGTTTTGAACCTCCGTACTTATAAGTACACTGGTAAAATCTGAATTTTCTTCAAAACCATTGCTGTTCTGTTCCCACCAAGCGGAAAATCTTCGCTTGATACCTAGTCCTTTATATAGCTCTCTTGCACTAACTAGTTGCTGGTCATTCTTGACCGTTACTTTGATTAATTCGTTATTCATCTTCATCGTGCTAGTCCTTTCTAACCGTTTAACGTTGATACCATGACTTTTTGGTAAGTATCATCAAATTTCCCTCTTAGCGCTTTGTTAATAATATGTTTCTGACCTTTAGGAGTTACCCAAGTTTGTGAGTATCCTCTGCCATCTCTAGTTAATCCATGGGTAATCCTAAATAATCCTCTTTTAACCATGCTTGTCATAGGAATATTCCAGCTATTTTTGAAACCTGATAAATATTTTTCTTCTCTCAGCAATTGAAAAAGTTGATTTCTACCAATAACGAAACCATTTTGAGTTAAAATCTCTGCAAGTTCACCAATAGAAATTGCATGGTGGCTATACCTAATAGCCTTAGCAAAAACAACGTCATCAGCATCTCTAGCAATCTTTGCTGCTTGTTTTGCATTGGTGTCTTTAAGCTCCTTTTTCTCAGCTTCTAATGCCTTAACTCTATTACCAATAGTTAACAAGAAATTGCCAAGCTCCTGAGGATCGCTCATCAATTGCATAGCCTTATTGTCAGTAATATATGCTCCATCTTCTCGAATTGCTGGAAGAACTTCACTTGTCACCCAGCGTTTAAACTTCTTTGCATTTGGCAACTTACTAGAAAGAATTAAGCTGTACATTCCAGACTCATTAATTACTACGGCTAGCTGACTTCTCCCCATGGAGTCACGAATCGTTACCCCATCTTTTTTGTCTTCATCGTCAACATGGTCTATCAGCGCTTTTCTTGTATTAGAATATCCGAGAATTGTCGCTACATCTTTTCCAACAAACCACGGTTCATTGTTGATTTTTAAAACTCTAATTTGATTTTTTTCAAAATCGAATAGCTGTAATTCGTTATTCATCTTCATCGTCCTCATCTTCTCCTAGTACAGTTTTCAAACTAGGAAACAAGTCGATGTCTTCTGGAGCAACCCCTAATTCTTCTTGAAGGAACATAACTACATTCTTCCTTGTTTCATCTAGTTCTTTGTTCACTTTGTCTTCTTTACCTAACTTGTTAAATACACTAGCAATAGCTAAGTCATCAACTGCTTCTAGTAAAGAACCAAATTTGATATCTCTAACTGATTTAGTTCTAAGTTCCAAAGCTTTTGCTGTTTGTTTTAAACATTTAATGCAATCTTCTTTATCAATATCTGCAAACATATGGCTAAAAGAAGCTGTATCAAATCCTACCCACCATTCGCCATCTATGTGCAAATTACCTGCATAGGTAACTCCGCCAATAAATTCTTTAAATTCGTATAACTGGTTGAAATAATCTTCATTGCCCATATTTACCTGATCTAGCCAAATGCGTGGATCGGTGTGATGTAGTTGAATATAACCAGTAAAGTACTTGCCCCAAGGCATATTCATCTCACAAACCATAATTCTTCTGTCATATACGACTTCGTTGTAAACTGCATTTTTCATTTTAAAAACTCCTCTGTATCTGCATTAATTAATAGCTGTGTAACTCCAAGCCCTCTTGCGATACTGGCTTGCGTTACCTTCCGTACTCTCTGAAAATTGCGTTACGTTCTTCTTGCGTCATTTGCGGTACTGTTTGCGACTGCTGTTGAAGTTGTTGCTGAACCTGTCTCCAATCAGTAGCCCTTCGAACTGGCTTGTTGCCAAAGTTCCTTCGTGGAATAGGTCCTGTATCAGGTTGATTTAGATATGCCTCAAACTTAGTTCCAAAAAGAGTTTCAGGTCTTAGATACTGAACCATGTTGCCATCTTGTAGCCATTCAGCACACTTCTTGTCTATAACTGTCTTAAAGTCAATATCAGTAAAACCATCGTTGTATCTAGCTTTAATTAGTCGTCTAGTAGCTTTAGAAGTTGGTCGATAATGTGAGTTGGTTTTTATGTTTAAGTAATCGACAATTTTCTCGTAAGGTATTTTCTGAGATTTTTGTTTTTCAGGTTCAGGGTCGGAGTTCGATTCAGAACTCGACAATTTATCTATATCTTCTTCTGTTCTATTAATTGTTTTATTATATTGTTCTATTTGGGTAACATCAGTGTTACCCCCCTCATAACATGAGTGATAAGGGGTATTTAACATAGATGTTATGGGGGTATTAACATCAGTGTTAACCTCCCCCCTATCATCTGTGTTAGTAGGCATTGGAAGTAATTCTATTTTCCTCCCCTTAACAGCTCCAGTTTTTTCATCTTTGACCATAGTGGATTTAATGTATTTTAATTTTTCGAGTTCTCTAACACATCTGATTACAGTTTGAGGAGTACATCTTAAACGTTTGGCAAGTGCCTTATTGCTCATATAGAAACTGCCAGTAACATTAATCATTGAAAGGACTTCTCCATAAAGCAGAATGGATTTATCACTTTTAATGCGCTCATCATGGGCTACACTTGCAGGAATATTAAGAAATAATCTACTTCCAGTAAATTCTTCTGCCATCTTTATCTCACTTTCTAAGAAATTGCATCTTCAATTGCTTTTTCAACTTCCGGATCTTTGGCATAGTCAGGAATACGACTGGATTGTTCTATTTTGGCTTTAGCTTGTTCTTTCTTGTTAGCAGCTATAACCATTTCAGTGAACTGTTTTACTGCTTCCCCATCTGCTGATTTTTCCCTCAATTTCTTATGCCACCACTCAATCGGAACACTAGTTTTAGCATCTAAGCCCATCTTCTTCTGCTTTTCACACTCGGTATAGATAGTTACTAAGAACTTCTTTTCTCCGTTGTAATTGGCTTGATACTCGGTTAATTGATCTCTCGTCATCTTCTTGGGCTTACTCGGTGCTGATTGTCGCCGTGTTGCTTGTTGCTGATTTCTTTGATATCCGTTGCTATCAGTATCTTGGGTGTCATCAATTAAGAATAATTTGGCTAAGGCATATTTAACTGCGTATGAACTTGTAGCTCCTGATATTTGGCTATCGTCCATCCCTTTTTTGTTTTGGGCTTCTCTTGCCCAACCTTGAACCTTAACTTCTTGCTCTGTATCCTTATAGTGAGCAGTTTCAACGAAGTAAATCCGATCTCCAATCATTCGTACGTCTTCATCAATGGTTAATGTCGCTCCATACTTAGCAAGTAATGGTTTTAACGCTTGCTCAATGTCTTCTGCATTTCGATACTTATATTTACCAAAGCTGTTATACTGGCTCTTTGGTGCTTTTAATTCATTTTGAATTTGAGTTAAAATTGGAACTTTTACCTTTTCTGTCATGGTGTTACTCCTTAGGTTTCTGTGATAATGCCTGTTTTAGTACAGCTTGACGTGCATCTTCTGCAATCTCTCGTAAGTAATTAATCTCTGCTCCAACGCTCCCAGCAGGAAAACTGTCATCAATTCTTGGTTTAAGTGAGTTAATCCAATTGATAGCTTGCTGATAAGTTCCTTGCTTAAGAGATTCAGCAATAATAGCCTTAGTCCAATCACTGGCTTCTTTTTCCAGCTTGTATTGCCAAGTCTTGTATTCTTTTTCAAACTCTGCATGTTTACTAGCCATCAGTAGTTGCCCTCCATACCGCCAAAGTAATCCATAACTTGCTCTTCCCAGAGGTCATCGTCTTGATCAACAGTAGCTAGATATTCAATTACTTCTTTTTTGTCCCAATCCGTTTTTTCAACAAAGTTATCAATACCCATCTCAAAAATTTGTGTAGTAATAAAGTGCTTAAAGTTGTAATAATCACAACTACTGTCGCCTATTGTTACTAGAAACTTACCTTCAAATGCTGAACTTATTCCTTGTTCGGACAACTTTCTTTGTTCTTTCAGCAGTTGTTGTTCTCTAAAAGTTTTAGCCTGTTCTCGTGTCATAATCTCAATCATTGTGGTAAAATACTCCTTAGAAATTTAATTTATAAAATCTTTGATTAGTCGTTACTGATTGCAGTCGGTAACGGCTTTTTTTGTGTCATCAAAGCAATTTTGAATTGTTTCTCGTATTCATCAGCAACCAAGGTTGGCTTGTCTTGCTTAGCGAAAAATGCGTTGCTATTGCTGATTAATCTTGCTTCTAATGTCATCTTTTCCACCTCCCTTAAAGGAATATTCTCCAGAAGTAATAGCCCAACATAGTGATACATATAACCCCTGCTGCAATTACTTCTGAACACACAATTGCAACCAGCCAATCTGTCTTCTTACGCTTCATTCCAGCGATCTCCAATCGTTACTAAATCTGTAAGTGCTGCGTTAATTTGCTCTTGCTGTTCCTTAGTACCTACCTTTTTAAACATATCGGCTAACTGAATAACACTTTCTAAGGTGTTACCTAGATAGGCAATTTCAGCCGATCCATCTTTGTTAACAACAATCTGTTCATCTTTGATGCCAATCTGATATTCAGCATCTTTCTTCCACTCGAATACGCCTCTTGATACCAATTGTCTAATTACATCGCCCGTTGTAACCTTTATCATTTTTCTACCTCCCAAAATCTTTCTTAATACTTGCATTCCAATCAATGCGGTGATAGTTTTCTTCAATCCACTTTTTAGCGTCTTTTCTAAAAATGATTGTTTTCTTGCCGTTGTGTGGGTTAACTACAAAACCACCATTTTCGAAATCAATTTCCTTTTTAAACTTATCGAAAACATACAACCTTACCCACTCTTGACCTTTACCTCCGCAATACTTTTTTCGGAACTCATCAATGTTAATTGTTGCGCCCTCTGCTTCTTCCTTTTCCTTATCAAATAAAGCTTTGATAATCGGCTTAAAGATAACTATGAGAGCATCTTTATTAATTAGCTCAGG